GCCTTCATGTCCTTTTTCGACTCCAAAAAGATAGTCCCTTTGGAGTCGGGCTTCATCATAGGCGAAATTAAATCAGTTTTAAGAAACCTGTCAAGCGGGATTGAAGCAGTTTTCAGCCAATCCTTCATTTTGCCCCACATTTCGGCCCTTTTATTGCCATACATGATGGGATTTGCCGACTTATTGCCAAAGTTGACACCTTTAATTTTGTAGCGCTGCTCTTTCAAACGGTCAACAATACCAGCCCCAAGGCCACCCTCGTCGATCACGACCAACGCAGGCTTGTATTCTTCAATTGCCTCTATCACATGGCCAACAACAGTCATAGTGTCGTCGCCCCGATGGCGCTGAATAGCGATAATGTCCCGTCCCTGCCTGATAGCGATGACTGTTGCATCCGCGCCAAAGCGGGCGGGGTCTACGCCGATCACAATCGGTGCTGATTGATCTTGGTACTTGGGCCGCTTCATCGCCTCATCGACCAGACTGGCCGATATGAACTGATCATCACCCTCGGATGGGAACTGACCGTACACCTCGACGTGCGCTTGACTAGAATCAGCGCCGTATTCGTCAATAATCTGCTGGTAGACTTGTTTGTCTGTCCCTTCGACTGTGCGCGCGTCTACTACTTTGGTCGTCCAGAACTCCCGTTTGCTGTTAAACGCTTCGTAGAAGTACCCAGTGTTGCGCCGTGGGTTAGAAAACGCCATCCAGAAGCGGTTAGGCGTGTTTTCTGTAAAGAAGCCTGATGTCACCGCCCATATGCTGTCGTCAATACCAGACGCCTCGTCGAACACGACCAGTACACCGTCGAAGTTGTGAACACCCGCGTAAGCGTCAGGATTCTCGGCTGACCATAGCCGTCCCTCAACGCCCCAGTAGCGTGTGCCTTTCTTAAGATCACGCTCGACCAGTTCCGTGAGCCACTTGGCTGGCATCAGTCGGGTTGCCGACACCTCAAACCAATGGCTGTTAAGAGCCATTGCCAGCCACTTGGTAATCTCGGCCCATGTGACTGACCTCAACTGTGACTCACTATTAGCCGAGATGATGGTCGTCGAGCCAATGCGTGTTGTGAGCATCCAGATCGTGATCCATGAAACTAGGGCCGACTTACCAATACCACGGCCAGATGAGACAGCGTGGCGTAGGGTGTTGAAGTCTAGCTGGCCTTTGTTCTGGGTGATGTGGTCAGCAATATGAGTGAGGACTTCGCGCTGCCATTTGCGTGGGCCTTTGAAATGCTCTAGTGGCGTGCCAGGCTGACCCCAAGGAAACGCAAACATCACAAACGCCAAAGGATTGTCCTTGATCGCTGGCGCCCATAATCGAGCCATCAACTCCTGTTCGTCTTCAGCGCTGTATATGGTCGATTGCATGGATTGTTGGCTCGATTATTGTTGCGTCTTCGACTGTCAACGCTCGCTTTGTTGCCTCGGCTAATGCGCCAGTAATGGAGATACGTTGATCGACTTCGACAGATATGGCCTGCTTGGCCACCCAGCCGTGTTGATGTTTGAGGATTTCTAACGCTGCCTTAGCGTCGCCGTTGAGGGCGGCTTGGTGCATGACTTTGGACAGTTCGATCTCGCCGTCTGCTTTGCCCTTCTGCGCGGCGAGTTCCACCACGGGGTCAAGTTGCGTGAGTTGTCTGTATTCAATAGGCAGCATGCCCGCCGCTAAGGCTAAGGCATCCCCCTTAAGGCCCAGCTTGGCCGCGTCATATACCGCCTTCAAGCGCGACTCTGTTGCTTCGACCTTGCGCGGTGTAAATGGAATCGAATGGAACATGTGTTCTCCATGCTTTTTGCACGTGGTGCGAGTTTACAACAAAAAATAAAAATTGTTTGTGAACGCTACGTTTTTGCTGGCCCTTTGCGCTCGGCCCTACCCCCTCCCCCTCAATGCACCTGGTCATTTTGGCCGGTTATGTGTGCCAATGTGAGTCATGGCCACAAAGCCGCGCGGCGTTTTGCAGCATGGTTTGTGAGTCATTGTGAGTCATGGTTTTGCAAGTCGCATGGCACATGTGTGAGTCATTGTGAGTCATGGTTTTTTAACGACACACATTAACCCACGCGGAAAAGTAGCGAACTTTGTGTTTTCGGTTTGTGGGTTGTTGTGGGTGCTTGTGAGCCGCTTTTCAGTCGCGGCCAAAACGGTGAACTTACACCTAACTTACAACACACATATTTTTTTTGAGTAGTTAGAAAATACAACCCACATTAACCCACAAATAGCCGCAAGGCTTATTGCATAAGGCTTTGCGCGTGAGTCATTGAGGCACGTTTTCGCTACACACATGCAACACACTTTGACACACAACCTAGGGTTTATCCCTAGAAAATAGTTGTTGACAATGCAAAAGAATCTTTTACAATATATTCACCGCGCGACAAAACGACGCGGTAAAACCTAACCTACAGTAAAGGGCAAACATCATGCAAATTGTTAACACTAAAACCGGCGTTACATATACGACGCGCACGCATTCTGAACGCGGCATTTTTGTGAGCATTGTCACACGCCGCGAAAACAATACTGAACGACTGACAAGCCGCGAGAAACACGCGACACGCGCCGCCGCGTATCGTTACGCCGTGACCATGGCCAAGTCTCAAGCCGCAAGGGGTTAATTATGAGATTCGCATTCATTCCCAAAGGCCAGTACAAAATTGGCCAGATCATTCAAGTTCACGGCCGCGCCATGCGCGTTGAAAGTTTCACACATACCGGCCGCAACCTTATCACATGCACCTTAGACGGCGCGCCTAAGTTTGAACGCGTCGCGTGTATCTGTACTGACTCACCCGCTATTCAAGGGGTGACGGCATGAACTACTACAACGCCGGCCACGCTAAAGGCACTATTTGCGTGTTGCGTCAATGCGGCGGCACTTGGCACGCCTTGGCCTTACCCGTTACCGCATGGCGCGAATATAGCGGCGCGTTTTCAATCTGGAGACCTTGAACTATGTTGAAGTCTATTCACAACCCAAAATTTTCTGAATTAAGTGATTCGCAACTCAATGACGCGTATTTAGCCGCCGAGAGTGAACGCAAACATTTAATGACTCAAAACGATAGCGGCGCGAATGTTGACGCGCAACTTGACGCTATCGACGCGCGGCTATTCCTGATTGACGACGAATTGTGCGCGCGCGGCTTACCAATTCCACGTTAATTGAAAGACAAACCATGAAACACACATTATTAGATATTGCAGCCGCCGTGGCCATTGGCCTACTTTTAACCGTGGGCGCCTTGGCCTACTTTGACATTCTTTGGAGTTAAAACCATGTTTTATGTGACTATGACTGACAAATTCATGAGCGGCTGGGGGCATGCTCAAAACAAAACCAACAAATTGATTATTGAGTGCAACACCATTGACGAAGCCGCGCAAATTGAACGCGCCGCCCGTCGCCGGTCTGAAATGAAATATGTGAACATTTGCGCCCGCCGCCCACGCTATGGCGCGCATGTTTTGGAATCTTGGAAAACTTACGCCGACATGACCGGCTGGAGGGATTGAACATGACTTACGAAGCCACAATGAACCGTTATAGAGAAATGGAACGCAACAACGGCGAGCCGCCCAAAGAAATTGACCGTGACCGGTTTTGGTATTTGTTGGAAGTGTTGCCGCCCGCCAAGTGGACGCGGCGCAACAGTAGTGAATCATTTATGGTCATTGAGTGCCAGACCGCCAATCTCTACACATGGTGCGCACGTATAGGCGAGCGCTACTACGAAATGATCGCGCCCAATGATTGCAATCACTTTGACATTCTCAACATTATCGCCACACACTTACCAGAGGAGACCACAAAATGAAAAAGTTTTTAGTCCAATACGTTCGCGTCGAACACCAAGTTTACTTTTTAGAAGTTGAGGCCGAAGACGAAGAACACGCCGAAAGTGTCGCGGCCATTGAGTTCACGGGCAGCGAAGACTACAAAGTAGTTCACGCCGAAGAATTCATTAACCAAGTTGACGAAGTAGAGACCACGCATGAAAACGTCTGAACGATTCGCCCTTGACGAATGGCTTTTCCAATACCCTAAAGAAGCCACGTTTGACGACGTGCTTTATTTGTTGTTAGACGATAACGACGAAACGGTAGTGCCTTGGCACTTGCCGGCCATGCCACGGCGCGAAGTTGCCCAAAGCATTTCAAACACTCAAGTTCACTTTGCAACCGTAACGGGAGAAAGATAAACCATGAAAACATTGACTTTTCTTTTTGAATACTACTACCACACCGAAGACGAAGTTCACGCGGAATATGAAGACTTCGACGCGCCCACGCTAGCAGAGGCCATGGCCAAGTTTGCCATTGCATACCCTGACGGGCGCGTTATCAATCATTACGTGCAAGTCAACAAAGCAGGGGTGCCCGTATGAAAACTTATTTTTTGCGCTTTGCGCATGCTTTGTTTGATACCCCTTGCCGCGAATGCGGCGAAGTGCGCGTTTTGTTTTGGCATGGCCGTTGCGCGTTTTGTGACGACGACGAAGGGCGCGTTTTATGACCTATGAAGTGCAAACCCTTACTTATCCCGACACATGGGAGAACACATGGTCAGACTCATTAGACGACACGCCCGTAACGTTTGCCACTTATGAGGCAGCAAAGGAAGAACTAGAAGACCATTTGCGCGCCATGGCCTACGCCGTAAAGCAAGGCCATTTAGAAGACTATAACCCCGAAGACTATAGGATTAAAAAATTATGACTCATTATGACCGCACAAAAATAACGTTTCACCGTGGCAATGCGTTCACGCCTGAGGGCATTGAGGCCGAGCCGTTCGCCACGGTCACGATTAACGACATTGTAGGCCGCGAGCTAATTGAGTCTATTTGCACGCTCATGCGTGACCATGTACACGCGGCACATGCCGATTTTTGCAATATCAAAATTTCAACCGAAGACTGGGATGTATAACATGATCACTTTTGAACACCACGGCATAACCGTAAAATGCAAGCCTGAGCGCGCCGTTGAATACCGGCGTTTAATGGACAAGCCGCCAAAGGCCAAAGCCGTTAGCGAAAAGCGCGATTATCCGAAGTGGAATCCTACAATGACCACGGGCGATTATTTGCGCGCCTATATTAAACTGAACGACCGCCGCCGCATGATTGAATGCGGCCACGCATGCGCCAACTACGACGCCGTGCCCACAATGTACGACGGCAGCTTGCCAGAAGTGCTAGAGGAATTAGACCCCGACTATGTGCCTACGGCTAAGGCGCGCAAGATCACGCCTAAGCAGGCCATTGTGCAAGCCCTCGACGCCCTCAAAGCCGGCGACGTAGACACGGCTCAATGTATTCTGACGGAGGCGCTTAAATGACTCACCCAGTAATAGCCGAAGCATTGGCACCGTTTAGGCCGTTGACCTATACCGAGCATTACTACGTCGACCTAGGCTACCGGCATGAGTTAGGCAAGGCCGAAGAATACGAATACAAGGCGGCCATGGCCGAAGGACAAGAGGCGCGCCGCCTTATGAATCGGGGTGCTTTGGAGGCCATGTCACGATGGTGCTACTAATTGCGCTTATACTGGCAGGGCTACTCGCCATTCTCCTTGACTTGTAGCAGTTGCCACACCTCACAAGCCCCCTTAATTGGGGGCTTTTTTTATATAGATG